TTTCCCGTCAACAATAACCTCAAGATCTTTATATTCTATCCCGATCTTGTTGATATAGTCTTTAAGTAGCAAGTTGCGCGAGAAATCAAATTCCCATTCCTGGCAATCCTTTTGAAACCTTACCGGGTAATATTTAATTTTTATCATTGGCCATCCTATACCTGAAGAATCCAGTTATTTTTGACTTCCAGAATCGATCTGTTATCCGGCTGATGATAACCCCGGCCCTGGTACAGTGAATAAAGTTCTTGTCGTTAAGCATTACTCCGGCATGATTGGCGATCCCTGCTCCGTTGTTAAGGAGAATAACGTCAAGCGCCAAGGGCATCTTTACTCGCTCCCACTGTTTTCGGTAATTCTCCATAAACAAATCCTTCCCCTTCCAGGACCAGTCCTCTGGATACTCCTCGCCTATGTCCCATAGGTCTACATTCTTAACGTCTTTGTAAACGATTTTTATCAGTCCCCAGCAGTCAAGACCTTTGATCGTCCGGCCTGTATGCTTGTAAGGTATACCTAGATACTTCATGATGGATAATATCTCGCTCATGTTATGGTCAGTTGTCTGCTCGGGATGCTTGGAAACCCCCCGAAGCGTATGTAATTCTCAAGTTCCTGGCACCTCTGCTGAGTTTTATTACAGGCTGTTTCTGTTCCAGCATAGGCGCATTCGGTGCCTTTGAATTTCCATTGGCAATAATTACGAGAGTAAGTTCTTCTGGGAAGCATGACTGACAAGACATCGATCTTAGGTAAAAGAACGAACTCGGCAACGTCCTGATTGGCGGTATAGCTATCTATGTAATAGGTAAAATCTATTTTGTCATCGATATACTCTAACCTGTTAGCCCAGACTAGGCGCATCCGAACTTTCTTCCCTCGCCAGTTATATAACTCGAGATAGTTCTGAATAACCCTGGATACATTCGATACCCTTACCCTTACTGAATCAATTTCGTTCTGGGCATTCTCGCTGATCTTATCGTGGTTGATAGGAGTGGCTGAATAAAGTACAGAATCAAACGTTACATCCGTCTTATACTCAGCCAGATTAAGGTTATGAGAAGCGTCATCAAAGTCGAATATTGTATAAAGGAATATCGGCTTATTTGTTTCTTTATTGAGTTCCTGGATAAAACCTGTAGTGGTATCTAGCATGAAAGCACCTTGAGTTGAAAGGAGCATTGAAAACAACCGCCTTCGTACTTATTAGAAAAGGATCCCGGCTCAAACCTGACCGTATACTGCACATTGTCGAAAGGACTGGTGAAAGTAAAACTTTCTAACGCTCCATAGTGATTTGTAAAGTAATTGCGATATGCCAGCATTTGATCTTTCGTTAAAACCGGAGTCGTAATCTTAAACGATCCGACCGGCCTCGCATGCCTTAATCTCCTTTGTTCGGATCCATTCTCGAACTCCGAAATAATCACGTTAAAGTCCGGAATCTCTTCTATCGATTCCCTGGCTAAAGCAAAGTCACTAACCGGAGGAGTCGAAGGCGATGCACTTGGAGAAGGACTTAAACTTGGACTCTTAGAGGGTGATAAGCTCGGAGAATAGCTAGGCGAAATACTAGCCGATGGAGACCGAGACGGAGACGCTGACGGTGACTTGCTAGGTGAAACACTAGCGGATACACTTGGAGAAATGCTTGCGCTAGGTGATCTTGAAGGAGATACTGACGCTGATACGCTGCTCATCTTCTTTTAACCTCCCGACGGATGACGCCATTTCTCAACGAGTTCTGATTTACCACGTTGATAATAACGCCATTACCCTCTTTGCCGGACATCGCTGCTGCTACGGCTTCCGGAGTGATAAGATTATAAATAGTAACCGCCTGTGACTCATTCTTTGCTGCGTCGTATTTAGGAACGACTTTCTCTCCTTCGTGTAACTTGTAATTTCCAGCTTCAGGAACGTAGTCTATGCCTTCTGCATAACCTGCGGTCATTCCTATGTTAGCCCCGGTAGCCATAATATTCTCTGCTCCACCTGAACCCCAAGCTCCTGCAAAAATACCTGCGAATCCCGTAACGACTTTCATCGCCATCCATTTTGCTATGATTTCAGCTATTACATCTATAACCATATTCCCAAAGCTAACGAAGTAACTTTTCATGCTACTCAAATCACCTCTTATTCCATCAGCTACTATGGTTTTGAAATTAGACTGTAACCCGGTAAATATACCCTGGGTAAATTCAAGTATGCCATTAAAGTCTTGTTTCATCTGAGCCAGCCACTGGTCTACTGTTTGTTTAACACCTACGGTCATATCCTCTGCGTTTGACTTCACGTTTCCAAAAAGACCATTCGCAGAATCACTCGTATCTGATACCATATCCTTAACTGCGCCTACAATTTCCTCGTAATACGCTCCGACTTGTTTAAGGTTATTCTGGGCTTTCTCATTGAAACTATCTGCGGAAGCGTCAAACTGCTTACGCAAACCGTCAAGAGCATTTCCTACTCCTGGAATCAAGGATACTAACTTCTGCATCATACCTATAACAAACGCAAAGCTTCTTTGAATAGCGCTCATCGTATTGTCTATTACACTGAGTAACCCTGACATAATGATTCCGGCAATAGATCCTACGATGATAAAAATGTTATAGACTCCTTCTCCGATCCATTCTATAAACTCTTTCCACCTGGCTTGCATTTGTTGCATCCGTTCATAATGGGTAAGTTGACTGGCGCTTATACTATCTAGATCATCTTTAGTTTTCTTTAGAATCTCATTCGCGATCGCCTGGGCTTTATAGAATTGCTCAACCTTTTCCGTGGTCATTCCAGTTGCCCTGGCATAATTAGCCACCGCAACTGTAGCGTCTACATTTATTCCGTACGCTGTTTTTAGTGCTCTGGTGAATCCCCCGGTAACGGAATTTGCGATCGTGTTGTACGCCTGCTCAACAGTCTCTCCGGTCTTTCGTGCTTCCGCGCGTGCGACCTGCATCAGTGCGACTATCTGGGATTGACTAAGAGATCTTCCGATCAGGGCCGAAGTAGTGGAAGCGATACTGGAAAACTCAACTGTAAATGCGGATGCCTCTTTAAGGGCTTTCTTTAGTTCCTTTCCAGCTATGCCGGCACCATTGGCTATACCCATAAAAGCATCTTCTATCTGCCGTGATCTAGCTGCTGGTAAGGCAAGGTCCCAGGAAACTTTAGCAACTGCAACTGCAGCAGCTATGGTAACCGATATTCCTACCCAATTAGATTTAATTGAGTTAGCGAATGAAGCGAACCCGGAGTTCATTTTGTCCCGGTCACGCCCTACGGACGCCACCGATGCGTTCCACTGGGTCTTGTCCAGAACCATCCTTCCTACCACAGCACCGGCATCGAAAGCCATATTATCCCCCTTATAACTTTTTCATTAGTTTAAGATCATCCCAATTCTTTTTAACCACTTCCTCATGACCTACTTTAAGAGATTGCAGTTGCATTTCCAATTCCCCCATTACTCGAGAGTATCCTTCTTGGTCCGCCATTCCTATTCGCACTGACTGGATCTGCTTAATATAGTCCGAAATATTCTTAACCTTGGCTTCTCTTTGCCAAAACATTAAGTCTCTAACGTCTATATTAAGCAGATCCCTGTACCGGAACAATCCCGGAAAGGCAGAAGCTATAAATGCAAAAGATTTGCCTCTGCCCTCTATGCGTTTTTTGAGACATCCCCCGGAGTAATGGCTTTCATAATCAACTCGATCACGCTTTTAATCTTGCGTATGTCGATCAGACATGCCTCTTCTTCAGGTATTCCTGTAAGTATAGAGAATTGCTCGACTATCCCCATGATAGGATCCGTTTTGTCTACAGCATTGATCTTATCAATGGTATCCGGGCTGATTTTCTCTATCTTATAGTCTTTACCTTCGAGTGTAAACTCGATAGGCTCAAACATGGAGTCGATGTTTATTTTCGCCATTTTATCCGATCCTCCAAAGCTCGTTTGAGTTGGTCGTATCCGGGAACGCAGTGAATATGACCTTGTAAACTCTCTGTCCTTCGTTGTTATAGGCCAGTTCAAAGTCCGCTTTGGCGTATGCCTTCGGAATGGTCAGCCACTCGGCCTGTGTGGTCGAGGTCACGCCGTTAACGATAGGTTTAAGAATTAACTGCTTAGCGTTATCCAGAAGGGAGATACCTACCGCTAATCTCACCTTCAACTTTGATCCAGTGTACGAAGATGCTCCGACCACCTTAGCCAGCTGACCTAAAGCAGTTCTGGTCAAAGGAACTTCAATACTGCATGATGCACCTACCTTTATTCCATCCACGTCTGATACGCCCTTCTGATCCTCACGAACCGGACGGCTCTCTTCGGTATGACGAAATATAACTCCTCCCATAGTCGATCCTAAATCAACGCTGTCGAAGATTACCGCACACGGCCCCAAATCCTTTAATGGATTCATTTACTCCTCCTTGTTATGCTGCTTGTAGTTTAAATACGTAGTTCGTCGATATATTAAAAAGGCCATTCTCATCCTGGCCGAGACTCTGGGGAACTGAAATTGCGCTTATCGTGTTGACGTAATAAGCGCTGTTTACAACCGGTAACGTGATCCCCGCCTTACCGTTTAGTGCGTTAAAAACCAGCATCGCTAATCTCATCGCTTCATGGTAGTCCTCCGCTTTACATAAGACTTGAACAGTTTTTCCTATATGATCTGGTAAATAGAAATTCGGCACTCCCCCGGAATCAATTGCAATGATATGGTCGACGGATATCCCGGAAGGAGCGAATCCGGCAAATATGTTTGTGCCTATAACGTAGCTTGTTCCGAGAAGATTCTTAATGTAAGTAGTGATCTCTTTTATCATTTTTCACCTTCCGTTATCCCGATAAGATTGTTAAAGCTATTTTTAATCGCATTAGCCACAATTAACATATATCGATCTTTGTTTTGGATAAGTTTAGCTTCAAGATATTTTGGACCAGAGCTGGGCTCAGTAAATTTAAAGCTAATACCCTCGTGCATCTTGGCAGCGTAGGGAGCGTTAAAACCGACTTGAACGCTAATTTCCCCATCGGTAATAGATTCTCCAGCGGTATCGGTATTGGCTAATCCAGATTTTCCAGCTTTGGATACAGCCACAAGTTTATTCTGGACAAACACGCTCCCAGATCCGCGTAACCATCCTTCTTTGAGTGGAACAGTAGGCACTTCATTAACACAGTCATTAAGTAACTGTAATCCAGCTCTCCCCATCCCTTTTTCCGTCCAGGATGGAATAGCTTTTTTGGTAAGTTCGCCGAATTTCTTATCGAAATCAGACGTATCGAAATATAATTGGCTCATGCTAAATCCAGTTTTATAAACTTCGCGCTGAAGTCTTTTGCCCGTTCAATATTTAAAATGCTGTATTCCTTAGTTTCATAAACGATCTTATCCTGGTGTGTAATCGTCATGATTGGCAGATAAACCTTAGCAGTCGATATAACCTGCTCGCCCGCGATATTGCGCACCAGCTTGGTCCGGAACTCAAACCTAGCCTTGGCTGTCGTTGAAACCTTAGTTGCCGTTCCCCAAGTATCCAGGGTTACGGTCTGAATCGTAATCGTATCTGTTAAGTATGCGTTTATCATGCTGAAGCCATTACCTCCTCAAATCGCGCGTGGCTGTCTATCTCGACAGTTGGTGCGTTTGATAATTTTATGATGCTATCCATTTGTCCGCGATCTTCTATTGCTTCCCGGGTTACTGGTTCGATCGTACATCTGCAATTCGGGTGTAATGGTGGCTGCTCTGTAAGTTGCGGGAAATCGCCATCCTGGCCACTTATCGAATAAACTCTCCCGGCAAACTGAGCACAGTATTCGCAGATCTCGGAATGTGAATCCCATTGCATTAAATCTACTCCATAGCGCAAGGCGGTATTGATCGTTCCCTGACTTGTAGCCTCGCGCGTGCGCGTGCGGGCAAGCAGTTCAGCGTACTTATCAGGACGGTAATTGCGACCATTGATCGAGATAAACTGCCCATTTTCCATCTTCGCGCGTAGTTGTTTAAGAATGCTGTCAGATACTACCCGCCGGGTATCTCCAGTAATTAACCCTTCAGCAATCGTCTTTGAGATCTGTGCATCTTCAATCAATTTCTGCTGAGTTTGCCGTACAAACTGGGTAAAGACTCTACCAATACTTTCATTGACCGTAATTAAGTCTATCGCCACACTATCCACCATAGCGGAAACCGCCGCGGTATGGACTTGCGCTCCGTAATTAACATACCTGGTGACATTAAGTGCTTTTAGTTTCTCCCCTGCAAAGTCTATCCCCCGATTATACGAAACCGGGATCGCTCTTTTTGACCAGGCGTAGGCTTCTTTATTTAACCCTACCACTATCGCTTTAACCTCTTTCAGTAACACTTCAGCCCTCTGTCTCTCAAAAGCGGTTATATTTATCGAACTCAACTTGCGTACCAGTTTAGCTTGCGCTTCTTGATAGATATTTCTCAGCTGGTTAATTTGCGTCCTTAAATAAAGCTCCTTAGCCTGCTGTGCTGTAACCACTATTTACTCCCGTTGATCAAAGAATCGTCCGGCCCAAGAACTTCAATAACACATTTCTTGTAATAAGTTTCACGCAATGATCCTTTAATATGATAGATCTTGGCGTTGTTGTCTTCGGGGAAGTAGAAGAAATTATATTCGTCACAAGAACGGACCATTATCTTGGCGAATCCGCAATCTATCAGCTCGTTATATTCCTCGAAAAACGTATCATCGATAAGCGTTTTATTTAAAGCATCCTGATCGGCCCGGCTCCCGGGAATATGAGAAATCCACCTTTTAATAAACTCCCTACTCGCCTGGTTATTCCTGAAAGCCATTACTCCGGCATTGATATACCCATCGTAGATATCGCGTAGTCCGGATCCCCTCCGTAATGTCACAGCCACGTCAGCACCGCCTAAGATATCGTCTATCCTGGATTTCATTAAACAATCGATGTCCAGCCAGGCGATATCGTCTTTAGTATCATCGAGGGCTTTCAATATCAGGTGC